CCTGAAGGAGATGTTCAATTCTTTAATCCTACTAATAATACTGAATTAGAGCAAATTAAGGAAAATGGAATAACTGCATACTCTAATGATATTAGAGTTGGACTGGGAACTACTGTAGCAGATCTAGGATTAGTTGCTGGATGTAAGGTTGTTCAACAGAATACTACAGCAGAAGGTATATTCGTTGGATATGGTGGTTCAGCAACTGGTGCTTTGACATTAACTAATACTGGTATTGGTTATACTCCACTTGCTGCTGGTCAATCTTATGATGCTGTTTCTTTGACTACTCTTACTGGAGATGGTATTAATGCTACTGCTAATATTACCATTGAAAATGGGGTAGCAATTGCTGCTACTATTAATGCTGGTGGTAAAGGATATGCTATTGGTGATGTATTAACAGCAACCTCCATTGGATCAACTACTACTGGTTCGGGACTAAGACTTTCAGTTACTGAGATTCAAGGACAGAATGAATTGAGATTAGTAGGGGTACAGGGTGAGTTCACCACAGTATCTGCAGATTATCTCAAGTATGAAAATACTAGTGGAATTACTACTGTTTTGAATTATAGTGTTGGACCTTCTGGAACTGTTATTCCAGAATCACCTATCAGAACTGAGAGTGATGGACTCCATATGAAGGTATTCCATAGAAATCATGGTATGCATTCTGATGGAAACGTAGTTACTTTAAGCAATGTTGCTTCTGATGTGAGTCCTTCTACTTTGAGTGCTACTATTTTAAGTACTTCAACAGCAGATATCAGCATTGGTTCTACTGCTAATTACGGACAATTTGAAAATATCTCAGTTGGATCAACTAATCCAGGATTTATTAAGATTGGTGAGGAAATTATCAAATATACTGGAGTTTCTGGAGCTACTCTAACTGGAATTAGCAGAGCACAAGATAGCACTATTGCTACAAATCATGATCAAAGTGAGCAAGTTTATAAGTATGAATTAGATGGAGTTTCTCTCAGAAGAATTAATACAAATCATAATTTGAATGAAGTAAGTGTGAGTGATCCACTTACTCTGGATACTTATTATATTAAGATTGATATGTCCTCTAATGGTGAGAACAGAACTGGAGCTGCTGGTAGTTTACCAACCCTTCACTTTAATTCTACCAAGTCTGTTGGTGGAGTTAATGCTAGTGCAACTTATAACATCCCATTTGAGGAAGTAATACCAACATTTAATGCTATTACTCCAGCTGATACAAATATTGATGCTTCAATAAGAACAGTTACTGGTACTAGTATTGATGGAACTGAATCTTCCTTTGTAGATAAGGGATATCAAGATATTACTATTAACAGACCTAATTACTTTGATTCTCCAAGAATTGTTGCTTCTAGAATTAATGAAGAAACTTATCTGTCTGCATTACCTGGTAATAAGTCTCTTGCTTTGAATTTGAATTTAACTACCGATAATCCCAAATTAACTCCAATGGTTGATTTGGATCAATCTTCAGTTAAGTTTGTTTCTAATAGAATTAATTCTCCAATAAGCAATTTTGCCACCAATTATCAAGTTGATACAGTGGTTGATGATCCTTGCAGGTTCTTCTATATTACTAACAATATTAATTTAGAGAATCCTTCTACATCATTAAAAGTTATTTTAGATGGTTATGTAAGTACTGATTCTGATTTAAGGGTATTCTATGCTCTTAATCAAGATGCTAATGTAAGTGAAGCAATCTTTACTCCTTTCCCTGGATATAGTAACAGGGATCAAACAGGAAAGATTATTAATCTTGCTGATAGTGATGGAACATCAGATAAGTCTATTCAGAAAGTAGATTCTTATCAACCAGTACCTTTGTCACAGATGTTCCAAGAATATCAATATACTGTGGATAGACTTCCACCATTTAGTTCCTTTAGAATCAAGATTATTGGAACTAGTACTAATAGTGCTTTCGTTCCTAGAGTGAAAGCTCTTAGGGTCCTTGCCTTAGCATAATGACATTATATCGAGTCAAGGACCATGATGGTCTTTATAAAGATAGTTCCACAGGAGCTGTTATTAATAAAGATAATAATGGTTATCAACAGTATATGGAAAATAGGAATAAAATGCTTTCTGATAAAGAAAGATTAGATTCCCTTGAAAATGATATACATGATATTAAGACCATGCTTAAAACTTTTTTAGAGGCAAATGGCTAATAAAAACATTACTTTTGATCCGACTGCTGGCGTGGCATATGGTGCTAACGTAACTATTAATACGGGAGCCACTTTTGAAGAGACCTTTAAGGTTAGAAATACAGATAAAACAAATTTTGATTTTACTGGATATAGTGGTTCTTCTCAGATGAGGAAGAGTACTGGAACTGGATCTACTACTGTAGCAGCAGCAACTTTTACTGTAGGGTTTACAAGTGCTGCAGCAGGAGAATTTAAACTTACATTAGATGCTGATGATACTAATGACTTGGCGATTCAATGTCAGTGGGAGCAGCACTTACTAACATTTACGTTTCAGGGGTTTCTGTTACTGCTAGTACTGTAACCATTGGGTCTGCTCATACTTATTCAGATCAAATAGCAGCAGGAACTGCAGTTACTTTTACAAGAGCTGGCACAGCAGCATCCACCTATAGGATTGCCTCAGGCAATGTGTTAGTTCTATCAGGAGTTTCTTCTGCACCATCCTAAATATATCAAAGGATACCTGTGTTAAATGGCGCAACCTACCACACGAACCGAATTTAAAGACTATGTACTGAGGAAGTTAGGTGCTCCTGTCATAGAAGTTAACCTTGCGTCAGAACAATGTGAGGATTTAATTGATGATGCCTTGCAACTGTTCTATGAAAGGCATTTTGACGGTGTTTCACGATGTTATTTAAAATATAAAGTAACTCAGGATGATAAGGATAGAGGTAGAGGACGTCCTCCTGGTGCAAGTCCTGCAGGTACTCAGACTGGTATAACCACTACCACTGTTACTGAAAGTATGCCTACCAAAGGTAGTACAGACTTTTCATGGTATGAAAATAGTAATTATATTCCAGTTCCTCCTCATATTATAGGGGTGGAGAAAGTAATGCAGTGGGATAACGCTCAATCTATAAGCGTTAGCAATATGTTTAGTTTTAAATATCAGTTATTTTTAAATGATATTTACTATTGGGGTCAAACTGATTTATTGTCATATTCTATGGCAATGAGTTATTTGGAAACAATGAATTTCCTTTTGAATACTCATAAACAAATTAGATTTAATCAAAGACAAGATAGATTATATTTGGATGTTGATTGGGATACTTTTGAAGTAGGTGATTTCATAATTATGGATTGTTGGAGAACTGTAGATCCAACTGATTATCCTAGAGTATGGAATGATTCCTTTTTAAAACCATATGCTACTGCATTGTTTAAAAAACAATGGGGTCAAAATCTTATTAAATTCCAAGGTGTTAAACTTCCAGGAGGTATTGAGTTTAATGGAAGACAACTTTATGATGATGGGCAAAGAGAAATTGATGAGATTAAACAAAGTATGCTCAGTACTTATGAACTTCCACCTTTAGATATGATAGGTTAGTGCAATGGTACTTAATCCATACTTCCTCAATGGTTCCACAGCTGAACAAGATTTACTGCAAAATCTTATAGATGAGCAGTTGAAGATGTATGGCGTCGAGGTATATTATATGCCTCGTAAATATGTTTCTAAAACTACTGTTATAAAAGAAGTTATTGAGTCAAAATTTGATGATGCTTATCCACTTGAAGCATATGTGGATAATTATGAAGGTTATGGCGGTCAAGGAACTATTCTTTCAAAATTTGGAATTCAAGAGCAAGATGATCTTACTTTGATCATTTCTAGCGATAGATGGCAAACTTATATTCAACCTTTAATTAAGAATTTATCCAATATTGAATTGTCAACTAGACCTAAGGAAGGAGATCTTATATATTTTCCTTTAGGTGATAGATTATTTGAAATTAAATATGTAGAACATGAACAACCTTTCTATCAACTCAAAAAGAATTATGTTTATCAATTAAGATGTGAACTCTACAGATATGAAGATGAGGTTATTGATACTGGAATTGACACTATTGATGATGAGATAGAACAACTAGGTTACATTCAAACTCTCACATTAATAGGAACAGCAACTACTGCTGCAGCATCTGTTTCTATTGCAAGTAGTGGTGCTATTACTGCTCTTACTATTACTGATATGGGTGGTGGTTATACTATGCCACCTATTATTGGATTCTCTTCTGCACC